TCTAACGATGCACTGGCCGCGCTGAATCAACTCATCGCGAGCTGGTCGGCGCAGGCGTTGCCCATCTACCAGATCACCCGGTCAGCCATCGCATTGACCGGCGCCGCGAGCTACACTCTCGCCACCCGCCCCGTGAAGATCAAGGCCGCGGCGATCTCCACAACCGCCACGATGAGCCTGCCTCTCAAGATCGCGACGCCGCCAGAATGGGCGGAGTACATGGACAAGGCGAGCACCGCCGATTTTGGCGAGTTGCTCTTCTACGAAGACGGCTATCCGCTGGGCCGGATTCACATCGCGCCGATACGCGCCTCGGGCGGCTCGCTGGAGCTGATCAGCGAACGCGTGATCGGGCAAGGGGTCATGACGGTGCGCGAAGTGTTCAACTTGACCGGAGCGGCCAGTTACACAATTGGCGTCGGGGGGACGTTCCCGACCGAAAGGCCAACGAAGATCACCGGGGCCGCCATTCAGGCCGGCAGCATCGTCACCCGGGATCTCACCCTGGTGACAGCGGAGCAGTGGGCGGCCTATCCGAGAAAAGGCGTGGCTGGGACATTCGCGCAGGTGCTCTACCACGACGGCGGCTTCCCAACCGCCACCGTGTGGCTCGCGCCGAAGCCCGCCGCGGGAACGCTCGAGCTGTACACTTACGAGCGTCTCACCGCGATCGCCTCGCTTTCCACTGTGATCAGCTTCCCGGACGGTTATGAGCGCGCACTGAGCGCGGCGCTTGGCGTTGAGCTTGCGCCGGAGTACGGACGCCCCGTAGACGGAGCGCTCCAACAGAAGGCCGAGGACGCCAAGACGAGCATCTTCGGGTTGAACGCGGCCGTCCTCGGGCGTCCCGAGCCCGCGATGCAACTCCCACCCGAGCCGGCGCCGCCGGCCCAGACACCGCCGCAGGAGTAACCAATGACCGTAAGCGAATTACTTTACCGGGCTCTGCGTCTGGCGGGGGCGGTGCAACTCTCAGGGCGCACGGCGAGCGCCAGCGAGATGAGCGACGCATTCAACACCCTAAACTCACTCATCGACGGCTGGAACGCCGAGGGCCTCACGGTGCACGCCATCACGCGGTCCTCCTTCAGTCTGCAAGCGAATGTCGGCCAGTACACCATCGGCGCCGGCGGCGACTTCAACGTCACGCGCCCGCCGAAGATCGAGGCGGCGCACGGAATCGTGGGCACTCCCGTAGTGGAGCCGCCGATCAAGATCTGCACGGCGCCGGAGTGGGCGGCAGTCGCGCTGAAAGGCGAGACGTCCAACCTTGGCCCCCGCAATCTGTTCTACGAAGCCACCCATCCACTCGGCAAGATTTACTTCCACCCGGTCCCTTCCGCCGCGATGTCGGTTGCGCTCTACCTGTGGAAGCCGCTCGCGCAGTTCGCAAACCAGAGTGAGACCGTCAACCTGCCGTCCGGCTACTTGCGCGCTGTCGAGTACAACCTCGCTGTGGAACTGAGTCTCACGCCGCGCTTTCGGCGATTCGCGATGGACGCCGGCGTGGCCGCGAAGGCGGCAGAATTCAAGCAAGCCATCCGCGAACTGAACGCGGGCTTGAACTTTGGGATGACTCCCGCCGCACAGGAGCCCTCGGCATGACCGCACAGGAGCTGATCAATGACGCGCTGCGCCTGGTTGGAGTGCTGAATACGGGTGAGGGGCCGAACTCGGACGAACACACCGAGTGTCTGCGCGCGCTGAACACCATGATCGAGTCATGGAACACCGAGAGGCTGATTGTGTATGCGATCGCGCGGGACACCTACACGCTGACGCCCGCCCAGCCGAGCTACACGATCGGTACTGGAGGAGAGTTGAACGCGCCGCGTCCGGTGCGGATCGAGAATGCCGGCGTGATTCCGGCCGGCCAAAGCTACGAGCATCCGCTGCACCTGATGCAGAAGGATGAGTTCGCCGCGATCCGCCTGAAGGGCGCGGAATCCACCTTCCCCACGGCGATGTACGATGACCGCGCTTACCCTTTGGCGAGCCTCCACTTCTGGCCAGTGCCTTCGAATCCGTCCACGCAGTTGGTGTTGTACACGTGGAGACAGCTATCGGCGGTCGCCGCGCTGGGCGACACGGTCGCCTTCCCTCCCGGCTACGCCGAAGCGATCCTCTACAACCTTGCACTGCGCCTGGCGCCGCGCTACCGCGAAGCGATGGTCTCTCCTTTGGTGATCGACCAGGCGCGGGAGTCAAAAGCGGGCATCAAACGCATCAATCTTCCCGCACCCTTGATGAGTTGCGAGGACGTTATGGGCGCAAACAGAGGCTGGAACCGGCTTACGGGGAGTTGGGGACGATGAAGTTCGACGCCTTCGTCGGACCGAGCTACGAGCACCGGTCCCGGGATCTGGATGCGCAGCGCACCGTCAATCTCTATCCCGAGCAGGTCGAAAGCGGATCCGGCAAGAGCGTGTCCGCGCTGCTGGGGACTCCAGGCCTGTCAGCCTTCGCCACGCTCCCCGAAGCGCCCGTCCGCGGACTCTGGGCGGGCGGGGAGCGGCTGTTTGCGGCCGCGGGAACGAAGATCTACGAGGTGTTTTCAAACGGCACCTACACTGAGAAGGGAACCATCGCCACCGACGCGGATCACTCCCCGGTGCAGATCTTTCCCAATGGGAACCAGTTGTTCGTCGTCTCGGCGGGGCTGGCCTATCTCCACGATGGCGTCACACTCAAGCAGCCGCAGTGGGATAACGGTTCGGGCACGGTGAACACCTCGGGAACGGCCGTCACCTGGGTGAGCGGTACGCAGTTCGACGCGTCGATGGTGGGAAACCCGTTTACGATCAACTCGGTCCCCTACACGGTGCTGTCGGTCCAAAGCGCCACGTCACTCACTCTCACCACCAGCGCCGGGACGCAAACCGGCGTGGCCTATGCCGCGACGACGCCTGTAACAGCCCGCACCGGAGCGTTCCTTGGATCTTATTTTGTCGCCGCGCCGTACGGCAAGCGGTTCTACATCTCAGCGCTGAACGATGGCACTACCTGGGATGCGCTGGACTTCGCGTCGAAGGAAGGGCATCCCGACAATATCGCGTCCGTCCTCGCCGATCATGAGGAGCTGTGGCTATTCGGCGACGAAACCACGGAAGTCTGGCGCGTGACCGGCAACGCCGACTTCCCGCTCGAACGCGACCCGAGCGCCACGGTCCATCAGGGTATCGTCGCACCATGGTCGGCGGCCAACCTGGTCTCGGGTCCCGCCTGGCTCGGGGGCGATACACGGGGCCGCGCCGTCGCCTATGCGGCGCAGGGGTTTCAGCCGGTGCGGATCTCCACGCATGCGGTCGAGTCCGCATGGGCTTCTTACGCCAAGGTGTCCGATGCGATCGCCTACGTGTACACCGAAGAGGGGCATACGTTCTGGGTGATCACATTTCCCACCGCGAATGCGACCTGGGTCTTCGACTACGCGACGAAGCTCTGGCACGAGAGGGCGTGGTGGACGGGTTCCGGTTTTGCCCGTCACCGGAGCCGTTGCCACGCCTTTGTGTTCGGCAAGCACCTGGTCGGGGATCACACCTCAGGCAAGATCTATCAGATGTCGCTCGGGGTGTTCGACGACGACGGCACGCCCATTCACAGGCTGCGCTCCGCGCCGCACATCAGCGACGAACACAGCAACGTCTTCTACTCGAAGTTCCAGCTTGACCTTGAAACGGGACTCGCGGCAGACCCGGCGTACACGCTCGAATGGTCGAACGACGGCGGGCATACCTGGACGGCGCCCCGCACCCGCACCGCGGGCGCAATCAACAACCACCAGGCGCGAGTGATCTGGCGAAGGCTCGGCCGGGCCCGCACCCGGGTCTTTCGCGTGCAATCAAGCGCCGCGATCCGGCATACGTGGATTGCGGCGTACCTGGACCTGTCGAAGGGAACCAGTTAAGTGGCCGAACAGGAGACTCCCCGCGTTCCGATTCAGACGCCGATGTTCGAAGGCGACCGGGACCGGCTGCTGACGCGAACATGGGTGCTGTTCTTCGAGCAGCTCGCCCAGTGGCAGAGGGGCGGCGGCGGCGGGACGCAGCCGGAAGGCTGGATCAACGTCAAAACGCGAGGCGCAAAGGGGGATGCCAAGCGGCTCAGAGTTTCCATCACCGCCGGATCCACAACCATCACCGCGCCGGCCGGAGGCCTCGCCGAACTGAAGGGCAAGCGCATCGCAATCAGCTACGGCGTGCTCGACAGCAACGGTGTGGCGACCTCCGGGGGACGCTTCAAATCGACCATCGTGAGCGTGCAGAGCGACACCGAGACCACGATCCACGAGAGCGCGCCGGCGACTTTCGCCGCTCCCACTGGCTGGATGAACGCCGTTGCCGGCACCGACGATTCCGCTGTCATCCAGAATTGCGTCAAGTCCGGCGCCGTGATCTATTTCCCCGAAGGCAACTATCTGCTCTGGGACTCGGGTATCACGGTTCCGCCGGAGATGACCGGCGTCCGGTTCATGGGTCTGTCGAACCATGCGTCGTGGTTATGTTTCGCAGGTGAGGGCAGCGCCATCCGCATCGGGGATTCGACGGCGAACACGAATCACCACGGTATCGCGCACCTCCAGATCGATCTCACCTGCGCCGGACCCGGCGCCGTGGCGGTCACGGTGACGCCCTCTCACTACTGCCACCTGCTCCACTCCCGGTTCAACAGCCAGGCTCTCTTCACGCCCGCGACCATGCAGCAGACCGGGCTGGTGCTCGACGGCTCCGGTTACACGGGGAGTTTCGGCGCCAACTTCTACTGGGAGTCGAATGTCATCAAGGGGCGGTTTAAGCGCGGCGTGCATATGAAGGGCTCGCAGATCGGCTTCGGCTACAACGCATGCCAGTTCAACCACGGCACCATCATCTGGGAGTCGCTCTCGCCACCCAGTAAGAGCGCACCCGCAGGCCAGGGTTACTACGGCTTCCACATGGAGCAGGGCAACCAGAACCTCGCGCAGATGATCGACGTCGAGCACTACGACGTCGGCTGGATGATCGAGAGCTTCGACAACGTGTTTCTCAGCACGCGCACCGAGTACTCCCGCACCAAGGGTATGCGCTTTGCGTCCGAGCGGAGCGGCCAGACGACCGGAGGCACCTACTGCCGCGTCATTGGAGCATCGCACGGGGAGGGGATCGAGGACCAGACGGGCACCTCGCAAATCTGGGCGAGCGGCAATGTGTCGAGCTTCGAGAACCACATCACGCATTACGCGTACCTCGACACGACCCTCAGCGTGCGGCGCGACTACCCTGTGATCTGGGAAGGCTCCACCGGATCGAGCGCGCTGATCTGGCGAGATGAGCCAGGCGGCCCCGGCGTTGGATACATGGGCGTGTTCGGGGACAAGAAGGTCAATATCCACGCGGGCCTGTCTCAGTTACTCGAATGCGCCGGCTCCATCAGCGCGTCGTCGACGTCCCTTTCACTGTCGGTCTACCC